CACTCTGGTTCTAGAAATCTTGGAAATAGAATAGGACAACACTATATAAAATTGGCAAAAAAAGATATGGAACGACATTTTATTAATCTTCCCGATGCAGATTTGTCTTACTTATCGGAAGGTACAGTATATTTTGATGAATATGTCGAAGCATTAAATCTTGCACAACAATATGCATATTACAATCGACAGGTTATGATGGATCAAATTCTTGGGGTGTTTTATCATTTATTTTCGAATAAGAAGGATATTATTATAAAAGATTCTGTTGTTCAATGTCATCATAATTATGTATCCAAAGAACATCACTATGGCAAAAATGTATGGATTACCCGCAAAGGTGCTGTTAATGCTTCCACCGGAACTATGGGTATTATACCCGGCTCTATGGGAGCGAAATCTTTTATTGTACGTGGAAAGGGAAATCAAGAATCTTTTAATTCATGTTCTCATGGTGCAGGTAGAAGATTCTCACGATCAAAAGCAAAAACTTTATATACTCTTGAAGATTTAGAAGAACGTATGGAAGGAATTGTATGTAACACGAGGCAATCCGTTATTGATGAAATTCCTGATGCATATAAAGATATTGATGTTGTTATGGAAAATCAAAAAGATTTGGTTGATATTGTACATACACTAAAACAGATATTGAATATAAAGGGAGATTAATTATGGATGATCCAGAAGATGATAAATCACAATTAACGACAGGAATATTTTTGATGGCTATGATATTCTGTTTTGGTTGGGTGGTTCGAGGTCTTTTTTAATAAAATAATATGTTGACATTCGGCCTTAATTATGTTACACTGTATTATAACAAATGAAGGAATGTATGAACAAAAATAATAAAAAATTAAGTAATAAAAAACAGAAGAAACTCAATAAAAAAAGAGTTACTAGAAATATTAGAAGAAATGGTATGAAAGAAACTCTGGACAATCATCAAGTGTTTACCGCTAGGGAGCAGAAACGAGCTATCTTGGAAGGTATTAGAAAACAACAAGAAGACACGTTGATATTAAATTCTGAATCTCTGGAAGTCGAACAAAAAACAGAAACTGTACAACTATGATCGGAGTCCCAATGAAATTATTTTTTTCTTATGTGATTACTATTCTGGCGTTGGTAATTTTTATTCAACCAGCACACACAACAGTATCAAAGCAAGTTGCAGTAAAAAAAGAAATTGCTTTTAAGAAAAGGGTTGCTGTTAAACCATCTTTCAAATCTAGTTTGACAAAAAAGGATCGAAGATGTTTGGCACTAAATATTTATTGGGAATCAAGAAATGAAAATATGGATGGTCAAATTGCCATTGGATATGTTACGATTAACAGACTATTATCTTACAAATATCCATCCACAATATGTAAAGTTGTTTGGGAAAAAAGACGAAACAGAAAAACTAAGAAACTGGTTCCAATGTTTTCATGGACGATGGATGGGAAATTGGATGATCCAAAAGATAAATTAGCATGGGCTACTTCCAAAAGTGTTGCGGATTATATTTTGAAATATTACTCGAAGGAAAATGATCCGACACATGGAGCATTAAATTATCATGCTAATTATGTTAAACCCGTGTGGAGAAATATTTTCTCGCAAAGAAAATATATAGGTACGCATATTTTTTATTGGAATGAATAACATGGAAAAATTTAATTGGGGTGAATGGTTTAATGTTATGGGACATGCCATAATTTTATTCTTAATACGAGTCACTATTTCGGGGATTATTGTATTTTATTGTTGGAATTTTATAGTACCTGTTTTATTCGGGTTGCCAGCTATTAATATTGCCCAATCAATTGTACTTAATATAATGGTTAATTATTTATTGTTTAATGGCGGTACATCTAAATGAGTACTGCAACGGAAGTAGAGGTAGAAGAAACCCTAGAATTATTTATTACACAGATGGAATTTTTATCGAAGATTGAAGATATCAAAATCGAACTAGGGTGTAATTATATTGATGCTGTAGTTCAATTTTGTAAAGAATCTAATTATGATATATTAGATGTTGTTCCATATGTTGGAGATGCACTTAAAACAAAATTATATCACGATGCATATGATTTACATTTACTAGTAGATGTATCTCCAAGGTTGCCAATTTAATAAGTGGAGTTTATTATGAGCGAAGAAAATATTAATATTCATCCTGTTGATGTTATTGTAGAAGAATTATCATCAACAGGCGATTGGTGGAAACAAGATTGCCGAGATACTTTTATTAGTGTTTATGATAGATTGACCGACAAGGGAATTTCGGAGTCTGATTGTCTTGAGATGATGGGTGATTTATATTCAGCAGTTGCAAGTGAATTTGGATCATAGATGAAAGTAATTTCTGCATTCGGAGTATATTCGATTTATTGTGCATTGAAAACTCACTTCACAGTAGAATCATACGACTTTTTTAAGTATAAAGGAAAGTTAAGTAATTTATCATTTTCTGATTTTGAAGCCCGTAAAGATAAAAACTGTTTCGAATATTTGCGAAAAAAGTTTAATTATAATGTTGAAGAAATAATTAAATATATGATAGCAAATTTTATAAACGATAAAAACAGTATATATGAATTTGATTATGATATTTATTTGAAGTGGTGTTCTGATATACAGGCGTGTGATTATAGGTTGAAAACTGCAATGCGGGATTATGAAATCACCGAAGAAAATATAATCGAAAAGAAGACAAAACAAGGATATCCATTTCTTTTTGATTTATTGTTGAAAAATAAAATAAATATAGAGAGTTTTATATTACTAGACAACAAATTTAAATTCTCAGAGTTGTGTGATAACAGTATGCCGGAACCGTTTTTATGGAAAAAATATAAACTACGCTGTGAAAAATACAGACCATTTATGGAAAAATATGTTTAATTTTAACGATAATCCAGATGATGAAAATCATCCATTAAAAAATAACGAATTGTATAATAGTTATTTTACCGATGAATTTTATTGTATTGGTGGGGATATTGGAACAGGATTATATCTGACCACAATAACAGATTCCCAATTGGGTGCCTTGATCGAAGGGTCGTTGGGATTTATGGAATCTGTTGTTAACGCACAAGGTAAAGCCAAAGAAGATGTTTTGGAATTAGCGGAAGAGAGTTTATCTAATGATATTATTCGTATATTCTTGACATTGGGTGTAAAATGTATGATGAAAGAAAAGCCTGATATGGAATTAGATACGACCCTTGTTATGAAGTATATGAGTAGTTTCCAGATAGCAATACAATTTGAATCTTTCCGGCGGGAAGGGATCATAGAAATAAAGGATCAAGATGAAACTGATTCCCATATGTTTATTACAAATATTGAAGAAACTTTTATAGATTTTGATGTAAGTGATTATGGAAAACAATTGACGAATGATAATATTGTAAGTACATTATGTATGAATTGAGAGAGGAATTATATTATGAGTTTATTTAGAGTTGTGAGTGTTGCAAGTGGTACAGTTATTCAAGCTGGATTTGTAAACAAGATGGATGCAAAAGCTTCCCGTGACGAATTGAACAAGCCATTCAACACGGAACGTAAAACTGACGATCCATTTAGATTGTTTAATTTTATTGTAATGCGTGATCGAGGTCATAGATTGGGTGCAAGTCCCATTCCAAAAAATATTCGAACACTTTACAATAAACCAATTCCGGTTAGAGTAACTGATACCACAACCAAGTTTTATCAAGAGCAAAAGAAGGAAAAAGTACCTATATTATGAAGTGATGAAAGCAGTATCTTTGTTATGTCTGTATCAATCAATTACGAACTAATACAAACATTAACGGAGAATTAAATGAGTACACGTAAGCAAGACAAAGATGCATGGAAAAAAGGTATGATAGAAGAATGCACTAAGATTTCTTCTGGTAAGAAAAATTTCACAGATGAAAGATTCTGGACATTAACAAGAGACAAAGCAACCGGAAATGGTTATGCGGTAATTAGATTTTTACCTCCGCACGAAGATGACTCGTTGCCAATTGTCAAATACTATACCCATTCGTTCAAGAATAAGAATAATGGTCAATGGTATATTGAGAACTCTAGAACTAGTTTGGGAAATGGTATAGCTGATCCTTGTGGAGAATTAAATTCTCGACTATGGGATACCGGGTTGGAATCTAATCAAAATATTGCAAGAGAGCAAAAACGAAAACAAGTTTTTATCTCTAATATATTGGTTATAGAAGACCCAGAAAATCCCCAAAACGAGGGAAAAGTTTTTCTTTATAAATATGGAAAGAAAATATTTAATAAGATTAACGATGTAATGAACCCCGATGAATATGCAAAAAAACACAAAGGGGTGAAAGCATTTATTCCGTTTGATTATGACACAGGAGCTAACTTTACCTTAGAAGCAAAAATGGTTAATAAGTTTGTTAACTATGATTCATCAGACTTTCAACCTTGTACTCCGGTTAGCTTAGAAGATCAAGCTGTAATCGAACCACAATTAGTTAGTTTGACCGAGTTTACAGAGCCTAGTAATTTTAAAACTTACGAGGAACTTAAAGCTAGATTGACTAAAGTGTTGGGGGAAAATCCTCATGGATTAGACATGAGTGTACCTATGGCTAATGTACCTATGGCTAAACCACAATTAGAAACACCAGCACCTGTTAGTGAGGCTGATTCTGATTTAGATGAACAGGATTTTAATATGGAAGAGTTTGAAGAGTTAGCACAAAGAACAGCAAAATAATCGTGTAGGGAATCCTACATGATACTAAAGACGGTAGCAAGGGCCAAGTCCCTACTACCGTCTTTTTAGTTTTTAAGTACGTCTGTTTCGTTGTTAGATGTGTTGATTGGTGAAGATGTAATTGTGGAACTATTACTGATGTTGTTTGTATTGATAGTTTTACTATCGATTATATTTGCCAATTGACCTTGAGTTCTACCAACTAAAGATTGAATTTCTGTATCTCGTTTTGCAGAAAGGTTGGCTAGATCATCAATTAATTTGTTGATAGATTTTTCTTGATTCGCACTAACAGGTGTTGGTGTTTTTGGGTTGGTAGTTTTAGAACTAATATTATCTGGAGTAATACCAAACAAATTTTTGATACTATCACCAATACTAAATTTCTTACCCTTTTCTATAATGTCCATTATAAAACTATTATCCAATCCTAATGTCCCGGCGATTTTACCAAGCATTCTAGAAATAGCACGTATCATTGTATTACCTGCCGTTGTAAATACCGACTCCAGAACTTGTCCAATTCCTTTTAGAAAATTTCCTTGAAAGAAATTAGTAATTCCATCTGCAAATTTTTCGAACCCTTCTAGAAGATCATCTATAAATGTTAAGTTCACTCCAAAAGTTTCGTTAATAAATTCTTTTACTCCCTTACCAAATCCAAGAATTTCATCTTTGAATAACGTAGCAATCCCAGCCGTAGCCAATCCAGCAAGAGCAACCAACACAGGACCACTAATTAACAATGCTCCTATACCTCCCATAACAGACATTATTCCGGTCATCAATCCAGCTAGACTGATTCCAAAAAATCCTAAAATACCATCTCCACCACCAGCTATTTTTTGTTGTATAATAGATGATGTGGCTGGTGAAGAAACTTCTTCAGTAGAAGATTCTAATTTCTCTTCGGATGCTCTCGCCCGTGTAGTAGACAACACTCGTTCTTCACGTTTTTGTTGCATACCAAACATACTAGAAATATTTTCTAACAATGAATTTGTGTTTATTGTTTCTAATTTTATTTCACTTAATATAACTTTGTTGGTAGTTCTTATTCTAGTTCTTTTTTCATCTGATTCTTTTCTTCTTTTTCGTTCTTCTTTTTCTTCTTTCTTTTCTTCTTTCTTTTCTTGTTCGTCTTTCAGTAACTTCTTTTTTTCAGCAAGAGTTTGTTTTGATCTATCCTTAATTTGTTTTAAATCAGCAATAGCAATTTCTTTATCTCTTTTTCGTTTTTCTCGTATTGTATTAAACAAAGAACCAGTTGCGGCAATTATATTATTAAACACAAACCCAACCAACGGACTATCAGAAGCAATAGAAGATATAATAGCAATACCATCTGTTACTTGTCTAGAAATTCCTTTCTCAAGTTGTTCAAATACTTGTGATTGAAAGGATATGTTAGTTTGTATTTGTTTTTTAACAGAGTCAAAATTATCAAGGATAGCTTGGCGTTCTGATTCATCAGTAACAGTATCTTTAATAGTTCCAAGAATTTCGTTGAGGCGTTTTCTTTGAACAATCAAATCGTCCCGGCTTGCACTCTTGGAAGTCTTAACAATATCATCTAACTGGCTATTAAATTCTTTTCCAGCATCAGAAAAATCCTTACCAGATTTCTTAGTTAGTTTATTTGCTTCCTTGATAGATTCAGCAATGGATTCAAAACCAACTTGTTGTTTTGGTAATAGAACATTTAATTTTTCTGTAACTTTTTTAAGTGTTTTAGACGTAGCTTCTACGTCACGTTCTAATAAAGTTTTTTTCGGCTCTGCCATTAGTTATCCCTTTTTAACATCCTGCCATGTTGCAAATCCTAAATAAGCAAGTACAACAGTTGCGAACACTGTATATGTCCATTCTATAATTCCTTTAAGTGCTTCTATTCTGGGCAATTCCATATAATGAAATAAATATACAGTCATCAATATAAGAAGACTAAGTGACACCCATGCCATCCTCCGGCGGTTTGTCCATTTAGCTTTATCTCTTTGAAACTCCGCTTCTGATTTTCTCTTGAATAAAGCAAGTTCTATTTTAGCTTTTTCTAGATCAGAATTTTTTACCTGTTGTTCTTGTATCGTTTCCATTACTCTCCTTTTAGTAATAGCCTTGAAGATTTTAGTGAGATTTCATTTTCAGTTTTTGTTCACTGATCAATCTATTCTCTTCTTTAATATGTTCCGAAAGTAAGTTCATATAAACTTCTCTTTCCCAAGGTAACATATTTTCTAATTCTGTTAATGAATAATTATGATTTTGCATCATATTGAAATTTGAAATATACATATTCATTAAAGAAGTTTCTCCAAGGCTTATCCGAAAAAATTTTGTAGTCCTTTAATCACTATATCGTTTTTCAAAGAACAATGAGAACATATTAATTCATCTTTATACACAACTTCTGGTATGGTATTTAGAAAATTAGTAGCTTCTACTATAGGTTTCTCTGGAAGATTATTTATGAACTGGTCTATTTCTTCGGCGGTTTGATCCTTAAAGTAATGAAGTTCTTCTTTATCATATACATAATCTATACAAGATTTAATCATATTAAATTGAAGTTCAACTTTGTTTACATCATCACTATCTTCTGTGATCATATTTCCTAATTGTAATGTTGGATATTTCATAACCATTCCTATATCACCTTCAATAGGAATTTTTTTATTATGTTTTTTATTCTTCTTAATTTTTACATCTTCGATATTCAAATCAAATTCAATCGGTTTATCGCAATGTGTACACATGTATTTTAATTCTAAAACTTCGCCCTTACTCTTAGCCCGTAGGTGAAGGAAAAAATATTCAGCATCGAGGATCGGCATATCTGATACATCAATATCAGTAATAACACACGCTCTAATAATTTGTTCTATCGCAGTAACAACTTCATTTGGGTTGTTACTTTCCATAGCCATTAGTAATATTTTTTCTTCTCCAACTAAGAACGGTCTAAATTTTATTTCTTTGTTATTGGATGGTAACTTAATTTTATAAGTTGGGTGTTGTAATTGTGGTAACATTTTAATTCTCCATATTTAATTAATATATTAACGCCAGTTGAAAGTAACTACGCAACGTGAAAATTCATTATTTCTAACATACGCAACTGGAACAGCCGCAACGGTTAGAGGATAAACTTCCTGTATTGCTGGAAATTTATAAAGTTCTTTATCTGCTTTATCTAATTGTGATACTTCTATTGTTCCAATATAATCATTATAAAAATTAACTCCGTGATCTTTTCCGATAGCTAACTCTTGCCATTTCAGAAAAAATCTATATTCTCTTAGGTCTTTAGAACAATAAAATATAGCGGTCAAATCTTCGTATGTTTTTAGGTATGGGAGTTTTCTAGTGTTACCGATATATCTACTTTCCACTGTTGCTAAATTTTGTGAAGGAAACCCAAACTCTGCACAATACATAGATATTTGTTTTTGCATCGTCTGATTTACTCGAAGAGGATTTGTGTTATTAGCATCGTTTTCTAAATCTTGTGCTAATAATAATTCTGGTGGAAATATGTCAACTCTATATCTTGTTGGCGAATTTAATCCCGGCTCTCCGGTAACTAATGTAGTGAAATCTTTTAATGACATCTATATCTTTCTCCTTGAATCATTCCATACGGTACGGTTTGATGCTTTTGCAAAATTTGAAGTGGGTAAGAAAATCGCCATATGCCATTCGTTAGCATCTATTTTTAAAAATCTACTTCTTACGTGTGAAGTTAAATATCGTTTGATAGTTGGTTGAAATTCTTTGAACCTGCTTGTTGCAGTTAATACACGATATGACAAACGCAATTTTGTTCGATCATCGTACTTTTTATTTGTTTGTAATGATGTTAATTTTTCTAGTAATTTTAATCGAAGTCCGGGTGGTAAATAATGTAGATTAATTCCTAAGAAGCCATCTTTATATACTTCGACAATAAATATTAACGGAAATTTGTCATAGAACGGAAGCTGTTTTTTGGTCTTTGGATCATATACAAAATGAACCATGTTTCCCCTATCCGGTCTTCGTCCAACTTGTCTGGTTCTGGTCTGAGACATTAACCTAGAACCGGATATATTCCCTCCTAAAGATTTAGCTTTATTGGCAAACCATGTTTTGGCTTGTCGAGCATTTTTCTGGAAGCTTATACCCCGTTTCGAAGCGAGTTCTTTAATATTGGTAAAAATCGACATATTTTGGTGGTTTATAGGTGAATAAATTACTAGTTACCTAGTATTTATATGCACATTTTCGGATTTTTACTTGACAATGCAATATTATATGATATACTATCTTTGTAAGTGAGTGAGACATCTAAAAACAACTTAACAAAGGAATTTCAAAATGGCTTATATTAGTGCTGATGAAGTTAGAGTTATTCGAAACAATCTGAAAAAAGCTTTCCCCGAAGTCAAATTTTCAGTTCGAAACGAAAACCATTCGTGGGTGCATGTAACGATTTTAGAAAGCCCGTATGATTTTGAGTTGAACGGAAAAGATCATCGTGAAGTAAATCAGCATTGGTTTGAAACTGACAATGTTGTTACTAATCATGCTGGTGAAAATATTCTTCCCCATTCTCATCAAGACAAACTTAGAAAGATGATTGATATCATTGCAAAAGAGCATTGGGATGAATCTGATTCCATGACCGATTATTTCCATTGTGCATTTTACTACAGCCTGAAAATTGGTGATTGGAACAAACCTTACAAGATGGTAGAGAAAAAGAAACCAGTTGCCAAAGCAAAGAAAAAATCTGCTCCGAAAAAAGTTTCTGAAAGTACCAAAGCAAAAAAAGTTGAAGCAGAAGATTCTTTTGTTAAAGCCAGAATGAATATGTCGGAAGAAAATGATAACATCGTAATTTCCGCTTTTGAAAATCGAGGGATCGAAGCTACTCCGAGAGAAGATGTTTTTACTTTCAATATCTGGAAACATAAATTTGATCGCATCGTTAAAAAAGGTGAGAAGGGTGTTAAGATCGGAACGTACTTCAAAACCAAAAAGCTTGATGAAAATGGAGATGAAAAAATCAAGACTGGTCGTAAGATGGTAACGGTATTTCACATTTCCCAAACGGAGAAACTCTAATTATGAAAACTTCAGACTTTGACGGAAAATATAAAAACGATTTTAACAAAAATCAATTGGAAAGCCTCAAACCAATTATGAAACACCTTTCGAAAGTTGGTATCACTAGAAAGGTTTGTACCGAAGAATTGATGGACTGTAAATATAATGGAAACGAACATCCAGCAGAAGCGTTTTATCTTGAATTTGAATTGGTTAATAATATGCAGTATAATATATTTTTGGGTTATGATGGTAGTGTTCGTATTTCTGTTCGGGATTTTATTATTAACGATATCACACCAAACTATGTATACTGGAGTTAATATTTTATGATTAAATTTCCTGTTAGAAAAAATTATAGTAATCCATCACCAAAAGAAATATTGTATGATAACCTGAAACATTTTCTAGACAGTTTCAGGTTGAATGCAAAGAATAATATTCTTACGTTGTGTGAAGACCCGTTTATACCACTTGGAGATAGAAAACTTTCCGTAGAAAGTTTAATACATGATGATGGTATTGAGTTATGGAATATTGATAATATATGTTGGGAGAAAGTTTCATACAAAAATTTCGCTAAGATTTGTACTTGGGAATTATTTGAAGATGAATTTTCGGAATTTTATGATAAGATTCCACAATCATATCACAATGAAATTCAAAAAATGCATGATGAACATGCTCCCCCAAAACATGAACATCAGCCGGAACCGGA